GCGTGATTTGTTCATATTCTCCGCCTACACTGGACTTGCTTTCTGCGACACGCAAGCGTTCGACTTCGAGAGCATGACGAAGAAGGAGGGCAAGATGTATTACATTGATGGTAGCCGTATCAAGACAGATACCAAGTTCTTCACTCCTATCCTCGCTCCTGCCATGAAAGTGTTGGAAAAATACGATTACCAACTGCCGAAGATAAGCAACCAAAAGGCTAATGACTATCTTCATGTGATACAAATGGAGCTGCACATCAGTCAGAAACTGACCTTTCATGTCGCAAGACACTCGTTTGCTACGATGGCACTGGCGCATGACGTGCCTATCGAGAATGTGGCTCGTATGCTCGGACACCAAGACATCAAGACCACACAGATTTATGCCAAGGTGCTTCGCTCCACCATCGAGCGACATGCCACCGCTTTGCAGCAGTCAATCATCTAAGAAACTTATTCGTATATCACACGATAGAACACACCCTTTAGCAACTGCGACTTTCCTGTTTCATGGAAGGTCGCAGTTATTTTTTCGCAGATGTATTTTTGTCCTCGTATGTAGAACAAAGCCCTCGGACTGGGAATTGTATCGGAAAGGAACGAAAAGTGAAATTTCTTCTTTCCGTCAATCTTGTGCATGGACGTTCGCATGGCATTGCTCACACCATCTTTCAAGCGTAAAGTGTATGAACTCCTCATATAGCCGAAGCTATCCCAAACCTCCACCTTGTCAATTATCGGGTGTGGCTGGTAGCCACCAAACATATACGAGCCGTCCCAAAAGCCGACATACAGCACATCAAAATATGCCGCTGACTTGTCACCCTCTCCCTTGCCAATGGCGTAACTTGCATTGCCTTGCGCTAAATCTCCTGCATCATAATCCACATCATCCCGATAGCGAGAAGCCGATTGCCCCTCGTTCGATGGTCGCTGCCCGATGAACGTGCCGCCAGAAGACGACCCCGAAGAGCCAGTACCGTCAGCGGAAACAGTCCATGTTTCCTTGCTGCCCATCTCTCCGCAGTTGAGGAAAAGGCAGTTGCCATACTTATCATCAGTACCCTCTATCCATGCAGGGACGATTTTCAACTCTATGTCATCGGCATCCTCGTCCACGAACAAATCCCCGAACTGATTGACAGGAAGAAGCCTATTGTAATACTTGTACCACTTGCTTCCGTTCATCTCGCTCACCAACTCCGACTTGTAACAATACATCACAAAGTAAGTGTCTATCTCCTTGCAATAGAACAGTTTGTTTCCGTCATTGTCCCATGGATAACCACGATAGAAGAACTCGCTTGTACCATGACTGCTATGCCCAGTGTATTTGTAGTAGCCGCTTATCTTCAACTCCATTGCCTTGTCGGTAAGTTCTTTGAGCGTATTGTAGATAAGTGCCTTTGACTTGTTGGCACGGATGAACCAGTCGCAGGAGTAATACGACCACAACAAAGCATCGTTATCGGCATATTTCATGTTTGCGGATGCGATGTACTTGCTATCGTCCTCTTGCGTAACCTCCGCCGTGTATGCGTCCTGCACCTTGCTTAGGCAAACCTCTCCTGCCAATTTGGCGAGAGAGTTTGAGAAGTGGAACTCAATACGCTTTCCCTTATGGTTGATGTCGAAATCACCAAAGAGAAAGTTTTCCAACTGTTCAAAGAACTCCGTCAATGTCCAATGTGGAAAAGCAATGGCGAAGTTCCACGCAACCCATGCAGCAGGAAGCGTGTTGCAGATAAGGAGGTAGCGATATTGCGACCGCTCCAATTCCGAGAAATCGTAGGTATAACCTAACTGCTGACAAATCCTTTTCAATATGTATAGGAGATAAGGCTGAAACGAGAGTGTCGCCCTGTTATCCTCGAAGCCAGTAATTGCATGAAGCGTAGTAGTAACGGCATTTTGCAGATTGCCCGAATAGTTGTTCACCCACGGCAGCGGCACCCAGTTGTTTGTCGGGTACGCTTTGAACGCTTCTGTGTGCGTGAGTTGTGTTCGGTCAGTGGGATAACCCAAATCCATCTCATTGATGTATATGTCATCAAACGAGGTATTGAAGTTCTGTTCACTGCGCCCTTCCAAAAACTGCGTCTTTACCTCGATGTCCGAAATCTCCGTAACCGTGATTGAGCCTGACTTGAAGAAAGTCCCATCACGGATGTCGCAGTCGAACACTACCTTTTGCTTCGCCACGTCCGCACGATGGATATGCCCGAAGATGTCGATGTTGCGTTGGCAACCTCGCAAAGGAAAAGTGATGGATAGCGTATAGCTGTCCGAACCAGTGAAGAGTCGGTTTTCAAAGATGAAGTCAAACGAGGTGTTCTTTTTCAGATAGGCTTGCTTGCCACTAATTATAATTTCCATTACTATTTCCTCCTTGATTTTGGTGTCTTGTTACGGATTAGCGTGTTGTATTCGTCCTGCGCTTGCTTGATGCCAGTGTCGCCAGTGACGGTGTTCACTGTTACGAATGGCTCGCTTAGTCGCTGCTGCAACTGCTTCATCGTGTCGGCATAGTCATTCATTGCCTTTGTGTTTTGGATGATGGCAGCCGTGGCAAGTCCGTCCGATTGTTGTTGAATGACTAAGGGCTGCTGCTTGGTCTGTTGGCTATAAGCCACAGGTGCAATGCTCCGACTTACATCATCAGCTCGTAAGGATCCGATGGTGTTAGTCCGCTGCGCATAGTCAAGGGCGTTGATGATAGGTCGTGCTACTGGCGATGCAAGCATCTCTTGCGAAGCCACCCATTCCCCTGCATGAACCACACCCACCTCCTGGTGCTTGTCACCAAGAGGTGTGAAACCTCCCTGCATATATCCTTGACTTTCGCTCGCTTGTTGCTGCTTTTTGATGGCTGCTATTTGAATTGCTCCTGCTGCGATAGCCATTGCAGCAGCCACTGGAGCGAGTATATAACCCACAAGCGGAATGGCAGCGGCAGAGCCGTATGCCGACAAAGCATTTTGTGCAGTCTGCGCCACGGCTTGCAGCACCTGCATGGCAAACATCTTTTTATTTGCCTCGTTCTTTTTCTTGGCGAGTTCCTTTTGCTTCTGTTCCTCCAACTTCTTCACTTTGTAGTTGTTGCCTTCGGCTTGACTTATCTCCTTGGAGTATCGCTTTTCGATTGCAGCCGTCTGTATCTCCAATTCCGCTTGTATGAGTGATGTCATGCCCGAAAAGATTGAAGACATACCCGAAGTGATTGTATCGAAAGAACCTTGCACCGCTTGCCCCAAATCTGAATTCAACCACTCGGTTATGTCCTCTGTCATGTTTTCAAGGAAGCTTTTGCTTGTGTCGGTGTACTCTTGTCCGTATTTCTTGGCGAGTGCGACCTTGGCTTTCTGATACGCTTCTTCGATACGCAACTTTTCTTTTGCATCATCGCCAGCAGCTTTGATTTCCTGCGCATAGACTTCATCTAAAGCGGAAGACTCCTTGTTGTACTTTTCTCGCTTTTCCGTCTTGTTGTCCCCGAAGTAGTCCTCCTTGATTTTGGCGAGTTCCTTTTGGTGCTTCTTCTCGTTGTCCTCCTGTATCTTTTGGTTGCGCTTCTGGTTCTCGACGAGTTTGTTTTGGTAGTTTTGCTGCGCTTGAAGCTGCTCCTTGCTACCCTCGGTGTAAACCTTGGTGAGCCGTCTTAGGTGTTCAAGTTCCATCAACTCCAAAGCATCGTCAAACGTCTTTTGGTCCACCTTTCCGTCAATGTACCGCTGCTTCTCTATTGCCACAAGTTCCTTGTAATAGTCGTTCTCGTCCTTGGCAGATTGAGCGTTTTTGTCGTCCGTGAGCTTTTTCTTGGCTTCATAATAACTTGCTTCGGCATCCATTTTCTGCTCCTTACTCGCCTTAGAGTTTGCCATGACCTTTTGATTGTATTCCATATCAATCTCCGTCATGCGGTTCGTGTAGGCTTCAAAGTCCTTCTCGCCCTTGGCATATGCTATGCGGTTCAAAGCCTGTTCCCTTGTTCGCCAATCCTTCTCGCCTTTGAGTACGTCCTCTTCCTTGTGCTTTTTCTTATCATCCTTGGTAGGCTTCCACTCTGTTGCTTGGGAATTCTCCTGCTTTGTTTCCTGCTTGGCATTGGCGAGTGCTTCCGCCTTGATGTCATCGCCATAAATATCCGTGATGTTCTTCTCTCGCTTGTCAAGTTCAGCTAGAGCTTCATTGGTCTTGTTGAGCGCACGTTTGTTCAACGCTCTTCGGGTAACTTCCCCAGTCTGCATTATCTTGCCCTCACGACCAGGGAGAATAACTTCTGTTCTTGCAAGTGCTTCATCTTGGCGGACTTGCTTCTCCTGCTGCTGCTTTTTCAAGTTCAAGTCCACTCGCTCCTTGCCAATTTCTTTCAGTTTATCTTTCGCTCCCTCAATCTCGTATTTTCGAGTGAGGGATTTAAGATAGTCGTCCAAAGCCTTTTTATTCTCCTTGTACTTGCCAGTGGTATCGTCCAACTGCGCATTATAGTTGGGGATTATCTTGTTAAGTGCATCAATCGCCGTGTGTCTGTCTTTGAGCGACTGCGTTTCATCCCGAGCAACAGCAATGAGCGCATTGATTTTGTTTTTCTCCTCAATAATGCCCTCTTGCCCACGCTTGCGTATTTCTTGCAAGTCTTTCTCGGATTGGCTCACCTCCGTCATACGTTTGTATAACTTGTAGATGCCAGCCCCAAGAAGGACGGCTGCTGCCAACAACGCGCCCCAACCCGAAGCGAGCAAAGCACCTTGCTTTTTCAAATCCGACATGAGCCAACTTTGACGTACCCAATTACCTTGCAGTTTGGCAAGTCCCATTTGCAAAAGTAAGTGGGCTGCATGAAGCGTGGCTACTGTTCCTTTGTATGCAGCCGTTGCCGTCTTGCATATAACGAGCCAAGCATAATGCGCCTTAAATGTTATATTACTTGCATTGACCGCTATCTTGTATGCCACAAAAGCGGTAGTGAGCGTTATAATGGTGGATGCGTTCTA